ACACAATTATACACGCTTTTAATATATTCCGTAAAGGCGGTGAAGTTCGCCGGGATCGCGTTAAATCGCAGCAGCAGTTCATTATGCTCTTGACACCACATCATAAACCCTTGATAATCATTCAAAAAAACGGCGGTCAAAACATAATACGAAAACACATGGGTATTTTCTCGGTATAAACCCTTGCGCAATAAATGCGAATGCGCCTCGGTTGAATGTAGATCATCATAAGCGAGCCCCATAAATCCAATTACTTTTACACATTGATAAAGCGCAAACATTCTCTCTAATTCTAAACAAAAATCTAGGTTCTTAAAGAAGGTTTTCTTATCTCTTTTGTTTTCCAAGGCTTTATAGCCACTGAGAGCACAGTTAATGATCCGTGCCCAGGTTTCCGTATAAGCTTCATATATATCAAAGTCACTCTCAATAGGAAATAGAGAGATTAATTCTTTTTTCAGGCTGTTAATATTACTTTGCGAAAAATCTAAGCCATACGTATGAAAAGTCTCGTGGATAAAAACCTTAAACCATTCTTCTTCGCGAAAAATAACGAGTTGCCCTTTGGGTGCGCAGGCGACCGTAAAAGCCGTATTTACATTATCCGGACCGAGCGTTGTAGTGGTACTCTCGGGTAAATTCTTATTAAAAGGCGTCGGATACACATAGATGTCCAAAGTATTCGTACAATATTTCTTCGCATATTTCGCGCAAATAGATAACCAGATATACATCATACGGACATGTTGTACATATTTTTCTATATGGTCCAGATCGCTTTCAGAAAATAAAGTGAAATGAATATTAATCTCTCTATTACCTACATTCCCACAGGAAAAAAGAAGTTGCTGTTGTTCATTCTCTTTGATATAGGTTTGAATAATCTTAGGGAAGTAGCGGCTATTGGTATAATCTGCTGGTTTTTTTATAGCCGCCTTGTTAAGCACGGTATGTTTAAAGCAACCAGTCTTGAAAATGGTTTGATTAGCTTCATGAATATCATTATAAAGAGAGATAATAATAGATTGAAAGGTATTATTTTCTATTTTGGAAAACTTTTTCTTATCACATTTACCAAATGAATTTAAAAAAGGGTTTATGAATTCATCGGTTTGTTCCGAAAAATTCATATATATAAAAGAAATATAATATATAATCGTTATTTTATTATTTGAGAGATTTCATAAATTCGTTCATATTTTGTGTACCCATACTTGAATTACAATTCTGGCAGATGGGTTTTAAATTTGACACAATCGTGGCGCCTCCCTTTGCTTCTGCTACAATATGCCCACAATTGAAAGACATTTGCGTAATATCGGTTGATTGGCAGCACATACATTTAGATTTACCGATCTCTTCACCTATATTGGTATTCCATACCAGTTTTTTTATAGCAGCCGAAATCTTCTTTTTCTTTTCATTGTTACACGGTTTTACTGCCTCTGCCTTTGCCTTCGGCTTGGGATCTGCCTTCGGCTTGGGCTCTGCCTTCGGCTTGGGCTCTGCCTTCGGCTTGGGCTCTGCCTTCGGCTTGGGCTCTGCCTTTGGCTTGGTTGGCTCTGCTATTAATAATTCTGATTCAGGATAATATTTTTTCAAAAATTCTTCGAAATGTTCTATATCGGGTGCTAGGACATTTCGATGGTTTGGAAACGAAATTGCGCATTTTCTATTACCGATAAGTTTGGATTCCGCATACTGTTTGGTATATGGATATCGTTCCATAATTATTATTGTTATATAATTAATTATTATACCTTTTTATTAAATCAATTTTTTATTTATATATGTTTAAACCCTAATATATATATTATAGTTTTAATATATATTAATGGCTACTTTAGATGATGATAATACTCCTGTACCAGCATTGTTTGTTTCTACATTAAAATCTACTGCACAAAAAGACCCATGTAAAGAGAAAGAGGAAAAACAAAAAGAATTAAAAACATTAACTAAAGAATTTAGAGGTAAGGTTAAAGAATGTGAAGAATCTTTATATGGGTCTTTTATAGAAAAATATTTTAAGAATATCGATGGAACACAACTATCACACAATGATTTGTTAAAAGGCTTATTTAACTATTATAAAGATGAAAAAACAAAGGATATTAATTTTATGTTAACCTTTCAACAATTTATTGATAAATTTCCAAGAGACACTCCTATTTTAAAAACAAATTTTAAAAAACAGCATATATTTGAGGCATTATGTCGGTTATTATTATTGTTTGATTATGATAAAGGTGAATTGGGATATGAAAAAAACTTCTTGGATTCTTATGAAAATGTTATGAAAGGCACTGATAAAAAATTATCAAAAAAAGATATTTTGGATTTAAAAGTAAATGAATCTTCCGCTGGTGGAATTGTCGATATATTATTTAAAACAAATATTTCATTAAAAGAAGAAGATGAAAAAAAATTATCTGCGTGTGAAATTATATACAATAAACAAGAAATAGCTGAAAAATCAGAAGAAAAGATACCAACTATAATAATGATTCAAAATAAATATTTTGATAAAGAAAAAACAAATATTGATAAATATGATGTAACCCGGATGCATGCTTTGGCTGGCGATGACCGTGTAAAACATTTAGGTAAACATAAAATTATACTTATGGTAAATAATGAGGAAGTATTATCAGCAAATTTATTAAAATCAAAACAACAGTTCAAAGATGTTATACATAAAATTTATGGTGTTGTTCAAATAGATAAATGGTTTCAAGATATGTTATATGATTTATTCAAAAATGAGAATATTGATAATTATATTACGTATATAAATAAAAAACAAGGCAGTGAAAATAAAGATAAACCATTAATGACCACCAGATTTCATCAGTTATTAATTACCAAATCAACCGTCCGTTATAATAATGAACGGGACATTAAAAAATTTATTTGGGGAGCTGTGCCCAGAAGTGGTAAATCTTTTATGGTAGCGGATTTAGTTGATAAAAGAAAAGAAACAGGCAATGATGTTGTTATCATTCTAGGCGCAAAAACCGAAACAGAACAACAATTTATTGAGATGTTTACAGATTATAGTAATTTTAATGATTATGCTATTAGAACACCTGAACCTGAAATAAAAGGAAATAAAACTGGAAAAAGAAATATATATATACTAAGTCAAGAATGGTTTAAAAATAAAAAAATAGTTAAGGGTAAATCATTATTTAATAAGGCGGTTAAAGATAAATTTCCTGATTTAATAAAAAAGGGGAAAAATATAGATATATTTTTTGATGAAATACATAAAGGCGGTTCAACCGATAATTCGTCGAGTATATTACAAGCATTTATAAATAGCGGATTAACAATTGATATTTTTGTAATGGTGACCGCCACATTCGCAAAACCAACTGCTAAATATGATGAAACATTTATGGATTCGTCGCCAACTAAAATAATTGAATGGAGTTATAATGATCAACAAAATATGAAACAAGTTATTAATGAAACAAAAAAACAAATGATGATTAATAGTAGAAATGATATTGAAAAAGAAGTAATTGAAGAATTATTTGATGATTATCAAACGCGATATGGAATACAATATTTATCAGTATTAACCTCTGAATACGAAAAATATCCAGAATTAGTATTGATAACTCCGCAAATTTTAAATCCCGATAATGAATTATTTGATAATCACACAAATGATGTGAGAAATGTCTTTATTAATAATTTAAAATGCGATGCGTGTAAATCTGGACAAGAACTAGATTTTTATAAAAATCCGGAAAATATATTTAAACAAGAAGGACCTGTTACAAATTTATTAAATTATATTGGTGAAAAAATATATAATAGTTTTCAAACTAAATTTAATTATCCAATAAGTAGTAGTCATACTGAACTATGGTTTTTACCCGATAAAAATTTATACGATGATGATTGTAGTGATAAATGTAAAAATATAGTTGAATCGCGTAATGAAGAAGAAGATATGCAAGGAGGAGTGTTATATGGCTATGAAGGTGATGATAAGGAAGATGATGATATGGAAGAAGCATACGACGAAGAAGCATACGACGAAGAGCAAGAAGATGAGAAAGAGCAAGAAGAAGAAGAAGCAGAGGAAGTATATGCGGAGCAAGAAGATGAGGAAGCAGGTGAGGAAGCAGGTGAGGAAGCTGAGGAAGAAGAAGAAGCAGATGAGGAAGAAGAAAAAAAAGAAAAGAAGAATAAAAAAAATAACAGCATACCACATATAGAACCGCTTACACGTGGATTAGCAATTAAAATTTTTAAAAATAAACAATATTTTTCTAATTATAATGTGTTTATTGTTCATAATACAGATTTAAATTATTTAATAAAAACAAAAATATTTAATGGATTTAATAATAATGGATTTGTTAATTGTATACGATTGTATAATAATGGTAAAGACACACCTTCATTAAAAGATCAAATAAAAATGTTTGAAAAAGAAACATATAAAGTAGGTAGAAGTTTAATTGTATTAACAGGAGCAAAATTAAGATTAGGTATCAGTTTAACATGTGCTGATATTGCTTTTAATTTTGATAATATTAAGTCAGTTGATAATAATTATCAAACCATGTTTCGCGTATTAACGGAACGTGAAAAACCGCAAATGAAGAAATATGGTTATTATTTGGATTTTAATAGAAACCGTTCTATTGAATTTTTATATGAGTATAGTGCTGTTTATGGAGAGAAAAATGGTAAAAAAACATTAAAAGAAAGTGTAGAGTATTTACAAACATTATTATTTTCATTTAATTATAATGGGTTAAATTTAGTTACACATAATACCAAGCAAGAATTGGGGATGTATAATAAATTAATAAACGACCTTACATTATCTCAAGAAAAATATGTTGAATATTGGTCAAAAAATAAAAATTTAGTATCTTTAATTCAAAAAGGGTTAAACCAATCTATAAATAAAGAAGAATTAAAAAAATTAGGAGCAGCATTAGAAATAAAAACAATTAAAAAACCTAAAAAAATTAATATTTCATTGAAAAAGGGAGAAAATAGAAAAAAAATGAAGAAAGAAAGTAATAAATTTGAAGAAGATGATACAAAAAGCGATGATTATAAAGAAGGTTATAAAGAAGGGTATATAGAAGGATACAATAAAGGTTATCTAGATGGTGAAGAGAGTGATGGTCATATTAATCCGAAAACATCAGAAAAAAAAGATACAGAATATGATCAGGGATATGAAGATGGATATCATACAGGGTATGCTGATGGGTATAATACAAAGTATGATGAAGAACATTATAAAGGAGAAGATGAAGAAGAAGACCCTATAGTAATGGATAAAATTATAGAATTTCTTTCAAACTCAATACCATCAATCATTTCATTATTGGCTCTATTCTCTCAACAAAATGAACTTAATTGTAGTAGTATTGAAGAATGTTTAAAACGTAGTATAACACAAATAACAAATTTTGCTGAATTATGTAAATGCGGTAATATTGATAATTCAAATATAGTAGATTGTTTTTTAAATTCACCTAAAAATAAAGATGGTGAATATGTTACAGATAATCATGAAACCCTGAAAAAAAATTTGATTAATGTATTAGCAATAATACAAAAAGAAATACAATCGAATGAAATATTAAGACGAGCGTTAGAATTAAAATTTAATATTATATTAAAAGAGATGAAAGAGATGAAAGAACAAAAAGGGGCACTAATTATTGGAATGAAATCAGAAGAAATAAAAAAATTAATTGAAGATAATTTAACTATTAAGAAGGAAGAAAAAGATAAATTTGGCGAAGTATTTACACCACCCACGCTTATTAATGAAATGTTGGATAAACTTCCAGCAGAAGTATGGAGTAATCCAGAATTAAAATGGTTAGACCCAGCAAACGGTATCGGTAACTTCCCGATGATTGTGTATGAGCGATTAATGGCGGGTTTAGAAAAATCATTTTCTAATAAAACTGAACGTAGTAATCATATTTTAACAAAAATGTTATTTATGACTGAAATAAATCCAAAAAATGTGAAAATATCGCGTAAAATATTTGGTCCAAACGCCAATATTTCCTGTGCGGATTTTTTAAATGAAACAGATAAATGGAAAAAAGAGTTTAAAGGATTGGATAAATTTGATGTTATTATAGGGAATCCACCTTTTCAAAAAGAACAAGAAGGGGTAAGAACTGGAGGTAAAGCAAATACTAAAATTTGGCATTTATTTATTAAAGATGCTTTTAAAATTTTAAATCCAACAGGATTTTTAGGATTTATAAATCCTCCGCCATGGCGGAAACCAGAAGAAGAATTATGGAATTTATTGACACATGAAAACCAATTATTATATTTACATATATTTAATAAAAAACAAAGTCAACAATTATTTCATGTATCACAACGTACAGATTTATATATCGTTGAAAAAAAACCTCAATATAAAGATACTGAGATTATAGATGAATTAGGGATTAAAAATAAAATAGATTTAAAACAATGGGGGTTTTTACCAAATTATGCTTTTAATACTATAAAAAAAATAATGACAACTGAATATAATGGTATAAAAGTTATTTATGATTCAGCGACATATCATACATCGCACATAAAACCATCTAAATCTAGAGCAGGTGATAACAAACCAGTTATGATTGATAGCGAAACCCCAATAGGTAAATTTAAATATCCAATCGTACATGCAATTACGCAAAAAGGTATAGGATTATGGCATGCCGATAAAAAAATATATGAAAAACATTTTGGTGAACCAAAAGTATTATTAAATAAAAATGAACAACAATATCCAGTAAATGATTTTGAAGGTAATTATGGAATGTCGCAAGTTACTTTCGGTATACCCATCAAATCAAAAAAAGAAGGTGATGATATTGTAAAAGCGATTAATAGTGAAGAATTTAAAGAAATAATTAAGTCAACCAAATGGGGTATATTTGAAACGGATTACAAAATGTTCAAATACTTTAAACCGGATTTTTATAAATATTTTTTAAAACAAAATGAAGATGTAGAAATTGAAAACACTATTACCGAACCAGTTGTAGCAGAAACAATTAAAAAAAGTAGCATTACATCAAAACCTGTGGTCAAAAAAACAGGGACAAAACAAACAATATCAGCAAAACCTGTCGCAGCAGCAGTACCAGAACCTGTCGCAGCAGCAGCACCAGAACCAGAACCAGTTCTAGCAGCAGTACCAGAACCTTTAGCACCAGCAGAACCGTTAGCACTTGCAGAGCCGTTAGCACAAACAAAACAAAAATCAAAAACAACAATACCCAGAAAAAACCAAGAAAAAGGCGAACAAAGATTAGCAAAATTTAATGAATCTAAAAAACAAACATTAAAAGGTGGAAGTAAAACTAAAAAAAAAACAATTAAAAAAAAAATTA